AAGAGGGGGGAAAGAGGGAGGGGGGGGGGGGAGGGGGGGGGCCCCCCCCCCGCCCCGAACCCGTTACAGGGCAAACGAATGGCAGAACGGCGAATGATAGCCAAGAGCATTATCAAATCGGATCAGTTTTTAGACATGCCGGCAACAACGCAGTGCTTGTATTTTCACTTGTTACTAGAAGCCGACGACGACGGCTTTATCAATGCACCTAAATCAATAATGCGAGTGATTGGGGCTAAAGATGATGACATGCGTGTGTTACAGGCCAAAGGATACATCATTCCGTTTGAAAGCGGCGTAATTGTTATTAAACACTGGAGATTGCACAACAGCTTGCGAAAAGACAGGTATAATCCCAATCCGCAGCTAGAGAATGAACGTAAACAACTGGTTATTGCGGACAATAAAGAATACCAATTGGCAACCAACTGGCAACCGAATGGCAACCAATTGGCAACCAGTGGTATACCGTTGGTTGCCACAGGTAAGGATAGGTTAGGTAAGGATAGATTAGGTAAGGATAGAGAAGAAGAAGAAAAGGAGGACCCTTCGGCATCTTCTAACATCTTAAAAATGTACGGGGATAACATTCACCCGGTCAGTTCACCGGTAGAAGCTGAAAAGCTAAAAACACTCGTTGACACTCACGGCGAACCCTTCGTGGCTAAGGCCATTGAAAGAGCCGTCATGCGGAACAAAAGAAGCCTGGCGTATATCACCGGGATTCTGAACAACTGGGAAGCGAACGGATACGACGAAGGCATCGAAGGAAAACGGACGGAAAAACATTCAGATCCGGAACGTTCCGCAGACCTGGAACGGTTTATGCGTGAGCGTGAAGAACACAAGAAGAAGCAAAGGAGGTTCTAAAGTATGTTCACGAATGGCAGCATGGACTTCATAGAGAATTTAATCGTCGGCTCGTACCCGAACGGACTAAGAGATAAAGACGAACGGCAACGGTACTTTGACAACTTCGTCCGGATGTTCAACCGATATGATGAACAGGACGTTGCAGATGTGGTTGAAGAAGTGATAAGCCGAGAACGCTTTTTACCGTCTTTAGCGACCTTCAAAGAAGCTTTGGATAAGAAGGCACAGGCCAGGGCCGAAAGCGAGCGGACAGCGTTAAAAATCGCCGAATATAGAAAGCCTCGAGGACGGGTCAACGTTCAGGCACTTATGGAACAGGCCGAAAAAATGAAAAAAGGCGAATTCGAGAGACCTATTCCGAACCGGTTACGAGAATTTGCTAAACGGTTATGGCCGGATATTACCGATAGCGTTATTCGTCGAAACTTTCCGCTGTTAATCCACTATCAGCAGAACGGATTCACGATTGACGAGAAGGGAAATGCGGTGCAGCTGTACTTATCCAAGACCGGCGAGGTCGTAGAACGGATTGTATTAGTTTAGGAGGCGTAGGAAATGCGAATCATAAGGTTTGGAAAAGAACGACCGGCAGATGTACTGTACAGACGGTCACAAGTGGGAATTATAGGCCGATACGGATTAGAAGAGTTTATCGTGTATGACGGCGATTGTCAGTGGAAGGACCGAGCCGTTATGAGGGGCATTATAGACGATGTCAAATCCAGGGCAAGCCTAGAGCTTAAAGAATACGGAGAATTACGGACAGATGCGGTTATCGATGTAGATAAAATCGTCGATGAGGTTATTAACAGGAAGGTTTAGGAGGCGGTTTATTTGAAAGAGTATGCGTTTAGTTTTGTTAACGACATGGGGTCGACCTGGGAAAAAGGTAACTGCTTAGTCACCGAAGCTTATGGTATTTATAACTCCGAGAAGGATGCTATTTCCGACGCTATGAAAATGTATGAATATTACGGATACGAATTTACTCACCTGTACGTAGGACAAGTGGAATATTTTGCTCCCCAAGTAGACGCAGACTTTATTTTAGATGATTTAGCGGCCCGTGCCTATGATAACGGGTACAAATACGACGATTACCTTAAAAACGTCAAAAGTGAACACATAAGGGAACTTGATGAGATACTCACCAAAGCATATCTAACATGGGAAAAGAAACACCCCGAATATCGCAACAACAGCTATTTAATGACCAATACTGTTAGATACTCTATCAGTCACTTAAAAGAAGAAATGGAAAACATGCGAAAAGGAGAATAGACATGAAAAATACAGAAAAACGATACATGACGATGAAAGAAGCCATGGAGTATACGGGCATGGGCGAATTGACGTTTCTAAGAATCATGGAAGGTATCGATGTATACCCGGTACAGCCTGGCGGATACGGTACACGGCGATTTATTGACAAGACAGATATTGATGAAGCGTTCCGAGTGCTGAAAGACCAGGAACGAGTTAAACGACACACAAGAAGCGGACGGCACCCGTTCTAATGGAGTGCGTCGGATGCGGTAAGGAATACGAGGGGCATAGCAAGTTATGCCCTTCATGCCGGGCAAAGTACACGGAACAGATAAAACAGCAGCACGATTACTGGACATGTCCGATATGCGGAGGCTCGGTGCAGTTCAGCTACTGGAAGCGGCGAGAAGACATTAAAGCGAAAACGATATGTTGCAGTACACGATGCCGAAGAATATACAAAGCGTTAACGGAGGTTAGGCATGGAACACGGAACGATTCACAGAAGCCCGGTCAACGGACAACCGGAATTCGGGCAAGATGAGATTAAGCAGCCGAATCACTACACGTGGCGAGGCAAGGAATGCGAACAGATAATTGGAGATATTACCCAAGGCTCCGAGGGAAAGGAAGCGTATTACCTGGGGGCGGCTGTGAAGTATCTGTACCGATACCCGGCAAAGGGTACGGCGATTAAGGACTTGCAGAAGGCCAAGCAGTATATCGAAATGTTAATCAAATTGAAGGAGGAACAACATGGCACTAGATAAAACGGCAATAGACGACGTGACATTTAGTATCTCCGGAGCTATTGACGCAGTAGAAGCGGCAATGGACCGAATCGAAGATTGCGGACTCGATGATTATGAACAGGAAAAAGCAAAGGAATACCTACAAGAAGGTATAAGGCGACTTGATATGGCTTACGATATTGTCGACTTTGCCGAGGACTAAGGAGGAACAACATGAACAACGTACAACTCGAGGGCAACCTCGCAAGAGATATTGAAATATCGTTCAGCAAAAACGGAATGGCAGTAGCCCGTGGAACGGTAGCGTGCAACCGGAGAATTAAAGACGGCGACGAGTGGAAAGACGTAGCCGATTTTGTACCCTTTACGGCATTCGGAGCGTTAGCCGAAGGTATGGACCAATGGGCAAAAGGGCAACGAGTATGGGTATTCGGTCGATTCTCAACATCTAAGTACGAGAAAGACGGCGAAACGAGATACTCAAGCAATGTCATTGCAACTGCCGCCGGTACGGCTTTGTTCCCTTACAAGAAGAAATCGGAAGACGGAATACCGGCATCCCAGGGTAACGGATTCGAGGACTTGGGAACACCTGTCGATGAGGAATTACCGTTCTAATAGCCCGTAAATTAAAAATTTGGTATCTGTAGCGAGTTTTTATATGTATTGTGATAATTTTATCACGAAACAATTAAAAACTCGTTACAGGCCAAAATAAGAAGGTTTTCGAGGAGATGAATAAGTTAATCGAATCAAATGGCATTTATAACTCCGAGAAAGAAGGTGCCAATAAATGATTGTAACTGCACCGAAAAACAAAAAAGAATTTCTAACGACAACAGAAGATAGCTTGTCTGATATACTGGTAGACTTATGGCAACTACTGGTCAATCTAACGAACTATGAGGGAATAGAAGATGATGATGTACTATTTGATATTGCGTCAGAGATAAGCAGTATCTATGGTGAATTAACTACAACGTCTTTAATCGTTAAGGATGAAATTAAAGATATAGAAGGAATAACAAAAACCAAGGGAGATTAAAATGAAGTGGCACAAGATGAAGAAGTGTTTGCCGCCGGAGGGTGAGGTAGTCCTAATTCACGTAAATGGATACAAGTATGCGGTTGGACAGCTGTCCTCTTGTGGCAAAGACCAGATGAAATTCGGCTTCTTGCCGTGGAATGATGATGCCGAGTTTTTAAAGGTTAATGAGTGTCTTGCATGGGCTAAATTTTCAGAAAAAGATAGAAGCCCGCTAGAACCTAAGCGATAATATTAAGGAGATAAGCATGAACGAAATTGAGTTAATAGGTTATGCGTGCAAGGGAGATGAGTAAATGCCGGTAAAATATTACAAGAATGAAAATCAAATAGAGTTAATCGTATATGGGAATCCGGTTGCACAGGGCCGGCCGAGATTTTCCCGGCAAAGCGGATTCGTCAAGGCGTATGACCCGATTCAGTCGAAGTCATATAAGCAACTTATACGACTGGAGTTGCAGCCGTTATTGTCGGATCCGGACTTCAAACCGATTGACCAGGCGTGTTGCTTAAATCTAAAGGTATTCCGAGCTATACCGAAAAGTTTCAGCAAGAAAAAGCGAGAGGAAGCGTCACTCGGTTATGTACGACCGACAACGAAGCCGGATACAGACAATTACGTAAAAGGCGTACTCGATGCCCTTAACGGTACGGTACTAAAAGATGACAGTGTTGTATGCGAGATATTCGCACGAAAGTTTTACAGCGAACGGCCGAGAATCGAGGTCGTCCTGGAGGCGAGAATATGATGAAGTATACAAGAGAAAGAATGATACCCGAACGACGTAAACAGTAAGAAGGAGGACGCACACAGTGTTTCATAACGATTACATAAATGCGGTACGGGAGTATTTGCATCGATACCACGAATTTAATACGTACATTAAGAATATCAAGGCCGACCTGGAAGATTTAAACGCCACGCAAGCACTGTGTGCCGCTCCGAAAGTGCCGACGTTGTCACACACGCCTGGCGGTAACGGGATTATGATAAGCCCGGAAGAGCGAGCCGTATATGAGCAGGACCGCATCGAAGAACGACGGCAAAAACTATATTCAGATCTAGAGAAGGTCGAGCCGCTTATCAAGCGGTTAAACCGTTCTATCGAGGCATTAGAGTATTCAGACCGAGTAATCACCGAAGAACGATTTATCAACGGTGCGTCCTGGATGAGAATCGCCGACAAGCTACACATGAGCGAAACCGCCGTGCGTAAGCGTTCGGGAAAGGTCCTGGAGCAAATAGCGACGATGATGTTCGGCCCGTCCGTAATTCCGGTGCAGACGCATTTCGTGTTCTTTGATGAATGGAAAAAATCGTAACAGTCACAAATGGTGCGGATTTGTGCCGATATGGTGCGGATTTTTCGATTATTATAATAGTGTAATTGAACACACCTCCTAAAGACATAACGAACAAACACGGAAAAAGAGATACCCAAGCAGCCGGGCATCTCTTTTTTCGTTTGCCGTAAAAGCGAGGGTAGCATGATCCGATGCGATAACCAAAGATGCAAGCACAACCACCATGAAATATGCGTGAACATGCATTTAGACATACAGTCCGAGCGGTGCATATGCTTTGAGCCGAAATGGCAGAAAAAACGAAAAACAAACGAAACGGACATAAACCATACGCCCGTCTACCACTCAACAAGACAGCGTACGTTTAGATAGGAGGAACCATGACAAAAAACAAAGTACGAGGCGAACCCATTCACCGTGAGAAGATATATATCAAAGACACAGATACGCGCACAAAAGACGCGCGAAGAAAAGACATTAATATAAGGCGTCGTTCAACGACCTGGAAGAAATTCCACACGGCCCAAAACCTGGAGGTTATTAAAAGCCTATGCCGTAAAGGATGGCATAACGATGAGATTGCGGCCTACATCGGAATTTCTGAATCAACGCTTTATGAGTGGACGAAAAAACATCCGGAGTTTTCGGAGGCCCTTTCGATCGGAAAAGACTACTGCGTAGCCCAGGTCGAAAACGCTTTGTTCCAACGAGCCGTAGGCATCGAAAAGAAGATGCCCAAGAAAGAACAAACCGTCACAACGGACATCATAAAAGACGGTAAGGTCGTAGGTAAACAAGTTACAAAAAAGATAGAAAACGAACTTGTGTTTGTCCCGCCGGAAACAAAGGCAGCAACTTTTATCCTTACGAACCTTGCACCGGACGACTGGAAGCAAAAGCAGCAAACGGAACTTACCGGAAGTGTTGAAATTAACGCCAACATGGACTTATCGGAACGCTTGCAACAGGCACTATTAAAGAAAGGAGAAGCGGCTAGTGAATAAAGACGAAGCATACAAGCTTATGGACTGTTTAGGCCGCTTAACTCACGATCCGGTAGCCTGGGTATATTTCGCATTTGACTGGGATAACGACCCGGAATTAAAAGGACAAAAGCCGCAAAAATGGCAACTAGAGCAGCTAGAAAGAATCGCTAAAGGACTGGAAACACCGGATACAGTAATTCGTCAAACTGTATCATCAGGCCACGGCATAGGAAAAAGTTGTCTTGTTGCATGGGTTATCTTATGGGCCATTTCGACGCATCCGGACACAAGAGGCGTCGTAACCGCAAACACCGAAGCCCAATTAAGAACAAAGACATGGGCAGAGCTTGCTAAATGGTACAGAAAATTTATCGCAAAAGAGCTATTTACCTACACGGCAACTGCTATCTTCTCGATTGAAGCGGAACACGAAAGGACCTGGAGAATCGATGCTATCCCCTGGTCCGTCACAAATACCGAAGCCTTTGCCGGTCTTCATAACCAGGGCCGAAGGATTTTAATCATATTTGACGAAGCCTCCGCCATAGACGATCGCATTTGGGAAGTTGCAGAAGGGGCCCTAACAGATAAGAACACCGAAATCATTTGGTGCTGTTACGGAAACCCTACCCGTAACGTAGGCCGTTTTCACTCATGCTTTACTAAGTACCGTAACTACTGGGACACGAAGAAAATAGACTCCAGGGATGTAGCTATATCAAACAAAGCTCAAATCGAACAGTGGAAAAACCAATACGGCGAAGATTCAGACTTCTTTAAGGTCCGTGTCCGCGGCGAGTTCCCGTCGTCTTCTGACGCTCAATACATAGGCGTAGATATCGTGGATGCGGCTACAAAAAGAACGCTCCGGCCGGCCGAATACAACTTTGCACCCGTCATCATTGGCGTGGACCCGGCATGGACAGGTAGCGATCAATTCGTAATCATCATGCGCCAAGGCCTTTATTCTAAGGTCCTAGGCGAATATCAGAAAAACGACAACGACGGAGCCATGGCGGCCATATTGGCAGGATTTGAAGATGAATATAAGGCGGATGCGGTCTTTATTGACCAAGGGTACGGCACGGGACTTTACTCATTCGGCGTAACCATGGGAAGAACCTGGAAGCTGGTTGCCTTTGGGGGAAAGTCCGGAACGAAGGGCTTTGCCAATAAAAGGGCTGAAATATGGGGGAAAATGAAAGACTGGCTTATAAATGGCGGCGTCCTTCCCGATGATGACGTGTTAAGAGACGACCTCATAGGTCCCGAAGCATCCGTAAACGAAAAAGGCGAAATCATATTGGAAAGTAAAGACCATATGAAAGCCCGTGGCGTACCGTCACCGAACAAAGCAGACGCCCTAGCCTTAACGTTTTCGCTGCCGGTGTTAAAAAGCCAAAGGCAGCGACAGGCAGCACAAACAAAATACAATCCGTTTAGAAAGGGGTAATACCAATGTGTGGATTAAAAGGACTATTCGGAAGCACTTCATCTCCCGAATTTAAGACACCGGATCCTACGGTACAGGCCGTAAATAACGGCGACCAAGGAACAGCCGATAGCGTCGAAAAACAGCGTAAAAAGCGCGGTTTTCAAAGTACGCGAACAGCTATAGACACGGCACTGGGAACAACCAATGGCAAAAACACGCTGGGATAAAGGAGAAAACATGCGCAAAGAAATGGAAACGGCATTGGCTAGAAGCCCGACAAAAGACACCAAGGGAATAAAGCCGAACACATGTAAAGATAAAAGAAAGCTCGTGCAGCGTTTTAACGCTTTATTCCAAGCAAGGCGGCCCTGGGAAAGGGTATGGAAGTTAATCCGCGATTATGAACTTCCCTATGACGGCTTATTCGATGACGACACGGCAGGAAAACCCGTTATTCATGACGAAGAAATTTTTACAGGTGTTATTCAAGAAGCCCGCGATACCTTTGCAGCAGGCGTTCAATCGGGGCTCACACCGCCGTCTAGGCGCTGGTTCCGCTTTGGTATTGGCAATAAGGACCTGGCCGATGACACAGGTGTACAACGGTTCTTAGATACAAGAGCCGATATCATGGAATCTGTATTGTCCGGTTCGAACTTCTACAACGCTATACACCAATGTTATTCAGAACTTCCTTTTGGCCAAGCGGCCCTGGGGATTTTCTCGCAAGGCGGCACGGTAACGTTTGTCCCGTATACTATAGGCACCTACGCCCTGGCGTGTGACGCAACCGGTAGAGTCTCGACATTTGCCCGTAGAGCCAAGATGACCGTAAACCAAATCGTAAAGCAATTCGGATACGACAATTGTCCGATGACTGTTAAGCAGTCCTACGATAACGGAAGCGGCCATCAAAACTACCACGTAGTATGCTGGCTCGTCGAAAAGAACGAAGATAACGACCCAAACAAGCTAAACAATAAGAAGATGCCGTTCACCTCGACATACTGGGTAGAAGACTCCAACGAAGATGAATGCCTGGCGGTTACGGGATTTGAGGAGTGGCCCGTACCCGTGGCTCGTTACACGGTAAAAGGAACAGAAGCCTACGCAACGGGCCCTGGCTGGAACGCCTTGCCGGACGCCAAAATGTTACAGCAAATGGAGCTCGACGCTATCACAGCCATTGAAATGGGCGTAAAGCCTCCCTTACAGGTCCCTCCGTCGCAAGTAGGAAACATCAATCTCTTTCCCGGCGGCACGACAGCCATAAACGATCCGAATGAAGCCATACGTCCTATTTTCCAGGGGCAACTGGCGATTGGTGAACTTGAAGGAAAAATCCAACGTGTGGAAGATAGGGTAAAGAGAACATACTCCTCGGACCTCTTCTTAATGTTGGACCAGTTAGACAAAGGCCGCATGACGGCCCAGGAAGTCATGGCCCGTAACCAGGAAAAACTGCAACAATTAGGACCCGTGGTAGAACGCCTTCAGTACGAATTCTTAAACCGAATCCTTGAAAGGGTTTACAACATCTTAGATAGAAGCGGCATATTCCCGGATATCCCGGAAGAGCTGCAAGACATTGTAGGCGAAGAGTTTAGGATCGAGTACATCTCACCGCTTGCCCAAGCACAAAAGATGAGTGGCTTAACGTCTATTGAACAAGGTATTGGCTTTATCGGACAGGCTGCACAATTCGACCAAACGGTCCTCGACAAGGTAAACCTTACAGAAGCGGTTGCAAACTACTTAGCACAAGTAGGCGTACCGGCTGCCATGATCCGTTCAGATGAAGAAGTTGAACAAATCCAAAAACAACGCCAAGAAGCACAAGCTGCAGCAGAAGCACAAGCACAACAGCAAGCAGCAATAGCCCAAGCTCCGGACCTTGCAGCGGCCGCTAAAAACGCAACAGAAGCGGCAAATGACGGAAACCCCGCTATGCAAGAATGGCTAGGAATGAGGTAGCGTATGCACGAAAAAGAACGAAAGACCGCACAACTCATGGAAGAAACCATACGAAGCCAAGATATGGAAGCCTTGCGCTACGTCATGGGAAGTCCGTTAGGGCGACACTTTATGGCTCGGCTTTTGGATACAACGAGAATCTATAGTCCACTATCCAATGAGACCACACTCTTAGATGAAGGACGTCGCCGTGTAGGCCTTGAATATTTAAAACTCATTCAATCCATGGGCCTTGAAGGCATGAAATTTCTTCACCAAATGGAAGAAGAATACGCTAAAAAAAGAATCGAACTTGAAAGGATGAAAACAACATGGAAAAGCTAATATTTGACCTACAACGATTCGCCGAAGGCCCGGAAAGCCAAGACGAAGCACAAGGCGCGGCAGATACAACCGATACGAGCGCCGACCAAGAAGGCAGCGACTCATTTATTGGTAAAGGTACTCAAACCGCCTTAGGTGGCGACGGTGAAAGCACCACTCCGCAAGTACCTGAATCGTACGACTTTACGACCGTACTAAAAGAAGCGGGCCTTGAAGCGGACGAAAAAAGTACCGAAGAGTTTACTAATCTCTTAAAGGGCATGGGTGCAACTCAAGAACAGGCAGCCGGTATGGCGACATACGGCATTAAGTATGCTCAAGGAGTGGCAGAAGCGGTTGCCAAAAACCTCCAGGAACAATACGTAAATGAAGTAAAGTCCTGGGGCGATGCGGCAAAAGAAGAATTGGGCGGGGCATACCAAGAAACGCTCGGTAAAGCTGCAACCGCAAGAGATTACATTGAACAAAAGATTCCCGGCTTTACGCAGATGTTAAATCTGACAGGGGCCGGCAATCACATAGCTATGATTAAAACCATGGCAGCCTTTGCCGATTTAATCGGCGAAGACCCTGGCAAAATGGGTGGCGCAGGTACCGCCGCAACAAGTACCGATATGTATCCTCATACGGATTTTTCTAAGTATTAATTAAAAGGAGAATTAAAACATGATTGGAAGCACAGCATTAACTTTCTCGGATTTGCGTAAGCGTTTAAATCCCCAGGGCCAATTAGACACGATTATGGAAGTCATGGCTCAAAGCAATCCCATTATGGAAGATATTCCCTGGATGGAAGGGAATCTTCCCACGGGTAATCAGACAACCGTACGCACGTCGTACCCTCACCCGGAACTCCGCCGCATTAATGCCGGCGTAAAGCCCGGAAAATCGACGACGCGGCAAATCATCGACACGTGCTGCTTAATGGAAGCACGAAGTGAAGTCGATGTAAAACTCGTAAAACTTGCTCCGGATAAGCAAGCCTTCCGCATGTCCGAAGACAAAGCCTATGTCCAAGGCTTTACGGATGATCTCGCTAAGTACATGTTCTACGGCGACACGGACGCAAACCCGGACCAGTTTAACGGCCTCGGCATTCGCTACAACACGTTTAAAGGCGACCTCGGCGAAGAAGGCTACCAGGTAGTAAACGCCGGCGGTAAGACGGCCAATAAACAAACCTCCGCATACATCGTTGATTGGGGCGAAGATGCGGTCGTAGGTATTTATCCGAAAGGTTCAAAAGCAGGCCTTGATATCCAAGACTTAGGAGAAATCGACGCAATCGACGCAAACGGCGGTAAATACCGGGCCCTTGCAACACTCTTTGACTGGGACGCAGGTCTTGCCGTTAAGAACATCCGTAAAGTCGCAGCCGTTCGCAATATCGACTGCAAAGCAGCTGCCGAAGACTCTACCTCCGAAGCACGTAAGGCATTAGCCGAAAGAATTGTAGTCGCAAAAAACAAAATCATAAACCCGAAACACCCGATTCTGTATGTATCGCCTATGGCATATACAATGCTCGAACTACATATCGCAGATAAAAATAACGTATATGTAACGCAACAGCAGCTCATGCAGGGCATTCCGACGCTTTATGTATCGGGCCTTATCGTTAAGAAAAACGACGCATTAACGGAAACTGAACCCGTCATCGCTTAGGAAGGAGAAACTATGATATACGATGCAGAAAATACGTTCTTTTGGAACGTGAAATTATCCGGACAATCCGGAACAGGAGAAGTTGTTAAAACAGGTAAAGGTGACGCAGGAAGCCCCTTAACCTTAGTTGTAAAACTACCCGGAGCCTCGGCAGATTGCACGGTAACGCTTGAAACAGCGGACAACGACAAGATGACAGGAGCCAAAACCTTAGGTACATACACGGCAGAAAAGGGTAAAACCTTAGCCGTTAAAGTACCTTACGGCGACCTCGGCTATCTCCGTCTTAAATGGGCGGCAGCTTCTGCTCAATCGGCAGGCACCATTTCGGCGTCACTTGTAATGGATGCAGACGTACGATAAGCCGGGAATCCCTTTCAAGGATTGCCGCAAAGGAAGAAGTTTAAATCAGTTACACGCCAATGAGTTACGAGCTAAGTTAATTCAAGCCGGAATTAAATACACCGGTGAAGAAACCAAAGAGGACCTTGCAAACCTCATTAAAAAGCACAAGTTATAAAGATAAGGGGGCGGGGAAAACCGGCCCCCCCCTTTTTAAAAAAGAGAAAAAAAAACAACAGACACGGATATTTGCAATATGGCGCTATCAAATTTAGGAAAAGGCACTATTATATCAATGGACGATAAGGAAGAAAACGCAAGGGCTTGTAAGCTCTACTTTAACCAAACAAGAGAAACGGTACTCCGGGCGTATCCGTGGAGCTTTGCTCATAGAATAGAAAAGTTAGCCCTTCTTGATAAAGAAATACCCGGATATGATTTTTGTTATGCATATCCGAAAAATTGCTTGAAGATAAACAACATTCGAAACAAACAGATAAACGTACAAGAACACATTCCGTACGTTGTCGTTAATATAGATACAGCTACCAAAGCCATTGCTTGTAATCTACAAGACGCTTATGCCGATTACACGGTCAATGAAAAAGACGTGCAGGTCATGGATACCTTGTTCGTTAGCGCTTTTACAAGACTCCTTGCAGCCAATATGGCCATGCGTCTTACCGGAAATCCCCAAGCCTACCAAATACAATACCAATTATTTCAGGCCATTATCCACGATGCCCAATTAAATGACGCAAGAGAAGGCCAAAGGGATGCGGTATATCATAGTAATTACGCACAAACTCGGAGGGTACGATGAACATATATCTCATACAACCGTCATTTGCAGCCGGCGAAATATCGCCGTACGTCGCAAACCGTGTAGACCTTGATAAATATAAATCAGCTCTTCTAACAGCTCAAAACCTAGTCATCCGTCCGTTCGGCGGGTGTTACCGTAGGCAAGGATCGGAATTTATCGGAAAAGTTAAATACGACGATAAGCCGACGGCCCTTGTTGCCTTTAATGCCGGCATAGACGATGCCTATCTCCTGGAAGTGGGATATCAATATATTAGAATCTGGGAAGACGGGAAATACACTGGGACAGAGTTATCCACATCGTACGATAATGTGGATAACTTACAATTCACCCAATCGGCCGACACCATGTTCATTTGCTCCGGCGATTACCCGATACAATGCCTTCAAAGAACGGCTATAGGCTGGACGTTTAAAGAGTACGAAATTACAGAACCTTATTACGACTCGGCTGTACAGGCAGTAAATAAAGAAACCTCATTCACAACACCGGGAACATACACGTTTACACCGCAGTTTACAGGTAGATATGATATAGAAATTGTAGGAGCTGGCGGTGGCGGAGCTGGAACAACCACTGAACAATACAAAGGGAGACACCATCAAAAATTATACCGGGCTTATTTTGGAGGACCTGGCGGAGACGGGGAAACAAAAAAAATAACATATATATTAACACAGGGAGAAATATACAACATAACAGTAGGAAAAGCTGGAAAAGGCGGAAAATCGGCATATCAGGAAAGAAAAACAGACGAGGATATATTAAAATCGGAAAACGGAACGAATGGGGAAGAAAGCTCGTTTAACGGGAAAACCG